GTTAAATGTTTTTCTTTTATATTTAAACTATCGTCTCTATCTATTAAAACTGTATCTAAGTCTATTGTCAAATAATTAGTTGTTAAGGCATACTCTCTTGTGCCTGCTGTTAATGTTTGACTTGTTGTGGCATATGCAAAAGGCCACTCTCTATCTCTAGAGTAAATATCTCTTTGTGAATTGTTTATAGCATCTTTTACTAAAGCTTGTACACCTTTTGCTTCTGAAAATTGAGATGAAGTCATTTCTACTTCATTTAATCTTCTAAGGGTTTCATTACAAACTTCTATATAAGTATATGCCATAAGTTTCTCTTTTGTTATTGTAGGAAGGGCGGTACATACCTGCCCCTCCTACGCTAAGTAATGATTTATGCTAATAAATCTCTATCTACTTCAGTTCTTCCTGTTTGTTGGGAAGAAATGTCAGCTAGAACTGCATAAACTCTAAGTACTCCACTAACACATGCTGTATCAGTTGCTGCAATTTTTACATCAATAGTATCTGCTGTAGATATTAAAGCTGTAAAAGTATTTGCTGCACCTGTGTTTACAATGTTAGCTTGACCATTAGTGCCTGCTGCAAGGTAGCCAGTTGATGATAAATCACCACCGTCTACAATGTCATCGCCTGCTGCAAAGTCAATATCAGCAGTGGCAGAGCCACCTGTAAAAGCTGTAGTAACTTCAGCACCTGCAGTGATAACAATAGTGTTAGCAGGTATTTCTAGTAATTGAAAAATGTCTCCACTAGTAACATTGGTGAATGCACCATCAGCTACTAATTTTGCTACATCTAATTCTTTTTCTAGAACATAAGATCCTGGATTTACACTAGCAGGAAAATTGGTGTTAGAGTCAGCACTAACGCCTGTAGTGGATTTAGCTGTTAAGTCATAAGTTGCCATAAGTTAATCTCCTTTACGCTGCGTTATATTTAGCTGTTACAATACCTTCAGGTCTAAGTATTTTTCTTCCATACATCTGCATTCCTCTGACGATGTCAGCGAATGAATCAGGATCTCTGTAAGATTCTACTTTATTGATCTGAGAAGCAGTAGCAACTGCTGCACTATGTCCACTAGTAATTACGCCATAGTTAGAATTTTGGTTCGCAGAACCACTAGTCGAAGGACCAGTTCCAACTGAAGGTAAATTACTAGAAACATATACATCGAAACCATGTAGATTTCCAACTGTAAGACCACCTTCTAGATCACCTTTGTTTCGGTAATCATTGTTAAGTAATCTTGAGTCTTCGTCTGCAAGAAGTTCCATGAACACTGGATCTACTACGAGCCATCTTCCGTCTTTATCAACTTGTTGTTGATCAAGAAGTCTAGCCATTCTAGCAATAACCTGTAAAGGTGTAGCTGTAGCAGTTGCAACTGATGTTGCACCTGGTAGCCTAATTGCTAGAGGGATTGAATGATCCCCTGCTGAAGATGTAGTAATGTTTCCAAAGGAATCTTTTCTAAGCTTCATAGATGTTAGAAGTTCATCTGATCCTGCAGTGCCCACAGCTTTAGAACCATTAACAACATCGTTAACTGCTCCTGCTTGTGCGCTTAAAGAGGATTGTTTATATCCAGATAAATATCCTAATACTTCTTGGTCATATTGATCACGGAGTCGATAGCCTGCACGATCTGATGCCATACTTTCAAAGTTAACATGAGAATGAGCTTCCTCAATATCATCTACTTTAAAAGCAAAATAATTTGCCTGATCAACAGTTAAGCTAAAATCCTCATCGTCTAAATCTTGTGGAACGATTTGAGTACCTCTAGCATATTCTTTTACTGTTATTTCTGGCTCTTTGATAATACGAACTGTGTCACCAAAGTTTGCAATTTCTCCAAAATAGTCACTATTAGTGATTGATTCAGAAACAGAACTCTTACGAAATGCTTGCTGAACCTTCTGACTGTAAATGACTGGGGAGAAATTACCGTTAGGTAGGTTTTGATAACCTGACGCTACTTTAAAGGCCATTTTGTATCTCCTATAATATATTTAAGGGCCAACAAACGATAACTCGACATCGTAAGGGCTGATGAGTACTATGGGTATCTTTGCCAAGGGCCATAACATCAGGTAGCCTGAGTTGAATTTCGTTTGGTAATTGTAGAGTAGAGAATATAAAATTCTGGTCTACACGAATGTGTATTGCACTATACATACACAAAAATAATAATTTGTCAAGCAGTTAAGCTCTTGCTGCTCCACTAACATCATATATGAACTTACCTGATTTAATAGCTTTATATATAAGTTCCTCATTTTGTTCATATTCTATTGCTGACATTTTTGCAACATCTGATTCTAATACTGTATCTGCCTCAGATAAAGCACTGTCTGGAGTAGTAGTCGAACCTTTAGTAGTCACAGCTTTAGCAGCATCTTTTTTAGAAGTTTTCTTCTTTTTAGC